GGTTGACCCATGAGAAGGGATAATTCCAAATAGGTGTCATATAGAAACCTCCTTTCTCATTAACCCCAAAAGCCGTTGGCATTGGCATTGGCGTAAAGGCCGTACTGAGCTGCGACACAGTTGGGAACAGTAACAAAGGGCTGATAAGGAACAGTCACGGTGTTGGGCTGGGCACACTTGATTTCGCCCACCTCCTTCTGCAAGCCAGCAAGAACGGCATTGACGGGAGCGAGAGCCTGGCCGACAATCTGCGAAGTCATTGCAGACGACTTGAACGTAGAGTTCTCTTCGCGAAGCGAGTCAATCTTGTTCTGAAGCTCGCGCATGACAGCCTGCTGCTGACCATTGACGATGGTCTGTGTGCTGTCCTTGATAGCGTTTTGCAAGTCACAGGTCTGACGCTGTGTCTCGTAAGCCACGTTAGCAAAGCCACGTTCCTGTCCTACCGCCACGTTGTTAATGGAATTAGTCAACGCACCTGTCTGCTGGCACATAGCCAGTTTCACATTGCCGTCCATTGCTGTAATGGCATTGTTGGTCTTGCAGCAGCAGTCAGCAATCTGCTGAGCAATCTGCATGTTGCCCTGCTGGAGAGCATTGATAGTCTGCATGCCAGTCATACCTACCTGGTTGCCAACAGACTGAACCTGTGAGGTAAGAGCCGAGATAGCCGACTGAATCTGTCCCTCGGTGCAATTGAGCTGGGTGGCGAGGTTGGAGATAGCATTGCGGTTGCCACCGATAGCATCCATGAGGAGAGAGCGTCCGTAGTCGTTGTTGATTTCGTTGGCTATGGCACCACGTCCGTTGCCTCCGAATCCACCCCAACCGTTACCGCCCCATCCCATGAGGAAGAAGAGGAAGATAACCCACATGAAGCCACTACCGTCACCCCAACCGTTGCCGTTCTTGTTCATAGCAAGAAGAAGGTTAGGATCAAGACCGTTGCGCTGGAGGAGAGGAGCAAGAAGCGACATCATACCGCCACCGCACTGGCCATCATTGCCGAATACATAAGTTTTTGTTTCAGACATAATAATAAAAGTTTAGGTTTCGCCCCAACATTGGGACTTGAAGCAAATTTACTTATTATATAAGGTGTCGCCTAACGATGCTCAAATGAGGAGGATAATGCTCAAAGAAAAACCGCTCTGTTATCACAACAGAACGGTTACAAACGATTATGACAAAAATAAAACTCTAACACTTATTTAGTTTGCAACTATCGAGTTCGGCAAGACTCCATGAGAGTTCCTTGAATCCCGGGGACTTGCGTCCGTGCGGGATGCGTCCTTCGGACACGTAGCGGTCGAACTTGGCGCGAGACATATTGAGATAACGGCAAGCCTCGTACTTGGAGACACGACGTTCCTTGTCGGCAATCATCGTGCAGAGGTCGAGGAACATGCGTTCTTGCTCGTCAGTAGTGGCACATTCGCCACTATCGATGCGGTCGATTAGTTCGACGAGAATCTTGCGGATAGATTTTAAGAGGACTCCCATGAGGTTATTTCTTTCTATGTATAAGCCATATCATGCTTATTATACCTATTATAATAATAAAGACTATCGGATAGAGAGGCGCGGCGAGCTGCTTCCATAATGGTAGCTTGCGTTCTACTGGGACGGGGATTTCCGTCTTGTTCTCTCTGACAGCGTAGACAGTATCGTGCTTGATAGAGAGGCGGTCGCGCCAACGGATAATTTCCTTGGTGTGATAGATGGTATCGCCCTTGACAATGGACTCGAAGTAAATAGAGTCGTGCATATAGACGCTGTCAAGGCGGATATTGTTGACATGCACCGTATCGTGAAGGGTACGTTCGAGGACTACGGGCTTGGGAGTGGAGCAAGCGGAGCAGCACATGGCAAAGCCTAAACAGATTATAAAAACCCAAGTCCACAAAATACGAACATTACAATCGAGTTTGTCAAGTTCTCTTAAATCCATATTGTTACTGTTTTAATAAAACCTTTTTTGCTTTTTCGAGATAAGCCTTGCGTTGGGCGAGGCCGTTGGTGCCACCGTTGATAGTCTTAGTGATTTTCACGATGTCGTCCTTGTCGGCATACTTGTTGAGATTGTGTGAGTCGAAAAACCACATAGAAGACTTGACAGCACCGAGAGGCTTGGCAAGGAGTTCAGGATGATTGACAACATCACCCTTGCAATACTTCGAACTATTGTAAGCAGCGTAGTTGGCACGTCCTGTGATTTGGATAAGTCCACGTCCACGATACTTGTATCCGTCGCCATCCTTCTGTGGGGTATTGCCGAGCGTCTTGGCGAGGCGTCCGGTATCGTACTTGTCGAAGTAATGGGTAGGGCCTTGTTCTTCGGTGTACTTAAGACAAGCAGACTCGTGAAGAATCTGCGCGAGATAATGGCACATACGAAGAGGAGTGGTAATATGAAAGGCTTCTGCATAGCCGTTGATATAGTTGATATACTTGTCAACATAAGGCTCGGAAGCAGGAGCTATCTGAATGAGTTGCTGTCGTGTAAGTTTCATTTGAGGTCGTCGTTATTCGGTTCGGGAGAAAAATGCTTGAAAATCGTGAACTTCTCTACGAACTTGACTGTAAGTATGTAGTAGAGAAGTGATGTGAGCTTATGCCATGTGGAACCAGGCGTACAGAGACTGCGCCAGTTGCGTACGATGTTGGTGCCGAATAGGTAAATGGCAGCAAAACAAACGTATTTGACACAGACAAGCGCCTGTTCTTCGGTGTGCATGAAGTGCCCGACGATAAACATCGATGCTGCCGTAGCGAAGAAGATAAGGCAATAAATAAAACACATGCCAGCCTTTCGCCATGACCATTCCTCGCCGTTGAATATGGCAGCGAGCAGACCGAAGACGAAGTTGACGACAAAGAGTATGAGCATACCTGCCATGAAGTCCTGAATGGGACTCAATAAGGCGAAGAACGCCCCGGTAACTGCTATTATGATACTTCTAAAATCATTCATACCGCAAATTTAACGTACAAGAGAATATGTATTGCGGTGATTCGTCTGCAGGAAGAATAAAAACAGCGACCCTTGGAGAGTCGCTGCGTGGTATTGCTTAGAATTTACCTTCAATGTTATTGAATGCCGAGCGTACGTCGCGGGATAGAGTGCGTGCGTAGCGCTGAGTTTGTCGGAGATTGGTATGTCCGAGAACTTTGGAAACGACATTGATAGGCATCCCCTTTGAAAGGAACATCGTAGCTGCCGTGGCTCGTCCCATGTGTGAATGTAGGCCGTCAACACCTATCATCGAACCTATGACTTTAAGATAGTCGTTGTAGCGCTGATTTGAGAGCGTGGGCAGCTTGTTCTTGTACTTGGTGAGTATATCGACAGCCTGGGGGAGAAGCTGAAGGACGAAATCAACGTCAGTCTTGGCACGGCGGTCGTGATAAAAATACTTACCGTCGATAAGGTCGCACTCGTTGAAGTCGAACGCCATGAGGTCAGCATACGCAAGCCCGGTGTAACACTGGAATAGGAAAAGGTCGCGAGCCTTGCAGAGGTGAGCCGTGGAAACGGTGAGATTGCGGACAGCGTCAAACTGCTCTACGGTGAGACAATCGACATACTTCTTGTCGCCACGGCTTATCTTGAAGCTAAGGCGACGATACGGATTTTCCTGCACAAGGTTGTCAATTATGGCATCGTTAATGAAGAGTTTCAGATACTTGTGATAGTTGTAGATGGTGGACTGTCCTATCTCGCGAGTATGCAAATATTCGTCCATCGCACGGACGTTGGCGACGGTAAGGTCAGCGAATGAAACTATCTTGCCCCATGAGCGCAAGAAGCGGGTGAAGACACGGTAGCGAGTCTTAGTGCTTTCAGACACACGCCGCTTAAGGGTACGCTGTTCACAGTAGGTAGGGAAATCCATTTCCTCGGCACGTTCGCCTTGATAGAGCTTGGTGATAGAGTTGACATCGAAGTTGTCGTCGCTGTAAGACTTGCTTACAATTTTGTCGGCCTTTGTGCAGAGAACTGCAATACGCTTATTCAATTCGTCTTTGTCGGGACGGTGGACGACCTTGTTTTTGTTGTTGTCCCACTCGTTAGGGGCGATTCTTATGCCTGTCGCGAAGTACTTCTGCTTGCGACTCAGACTGAACCTTATTTCCACAGAACCGGGCTTTCCTTCTTCCGTGGCGTGCTTTCTGTCATAAACAATGTTAAATTTCAAAATTGCCATAATGCATAAATCTTTAAAGGTGTTTATAATGTATCGGGAACAGAAACACGCATTTGGTAATACATTTTTTGGCATTTGGTAATACATTAGTAATACATTTACCTCAAAAATACATTCAGAATGCGCGGAAAGCCGATGTATGCAGGTGTACCCGAACGCTGCGATGTAAAACGTTTTATAAACACGTATATGTATATAATTCGTTTGTAATCAGCAACTTACACGAAGCAAAATACCGATAACGGCTTGATTGAGAAGCTGTTATCGGTATTATCAGATGTAATGCAAAATGTGCTATATGTGATCCGCATGGGGCTCGAACCCA